ATGACGTTCGCGGCCGCGCGGGAGACGCGCCAAATCACTAAGGCCCTGGCAGCAAAGCTGTCCGGAAAAGTGCGAGGAGAAGACCGCACGGTCCGGCGCGACAGCTATGACGTCGACGATAAGCGGGCCAATGTCTGGCGTCCGATCGGCGACGGCACGGTCGGGGGCGCGATGGATTGGCGGGATTCATTCCTCCAGACCGCCCGCGAATATGACGATCATCACCGAGGTGACCGTGGCGTGCGACCGCTCGGCTGGACCGGCATCCGCGTCCTCGAGATGCTGCTCGGCGTGCGTGGCGTGCCGATCTGCTTCAAGACCGGCCGCCTGGAGCCCGCGATCGACACGCTTGCGCGCATCGGCCGATTGTCCAGGACGACGGTCATCCGCGCCCTTGCCCGGCTGAAACAGCACAATTTCCTGCGCTGGGTGCGCCGATCACAGAAGACCGACCGCAAGGGCGAGTTTGCGCCCCAGCGCGTCCAGGTCACGAACGCCTATTTCTTCGACATGGGCAGCCTGCCCAAGAACGTCCGCCAACGCTTCCGCGACCTCATGAGCCGTCGTGCCCAGCGCCGCGCCGCCCACGCCACCCGGCAGCACTCCACGCCGCCTTTGCCCCCTGCGCCGCCGCCAGTGCCGTCGTCTCCGGACCTGCGAGACGCCTTGGCGCGCCTCGGCGCGCAGGTCGAGAGCGCGAGTACACCTAAGGGTCAGTATCCGGCTCAAGGGGTTAGATGAAAAGGAATGGACCCGCTTTGGGCGGGTCCATGCGCAGTTTGTTAGGTCCCCCCCCAGGTCTGACCGGCCTACCCAAAGCACCCGACGGCCAAGAGGCGTCCGTCGGGACCGGGCGGCTGTGCCGCCCGTGGGCTATCGAGGGGGGGACGGCACGAACCGTGCCATTCTCACTCCGGCCGATCGCCCGGCGCTGGCGTATCGAACAGGATTTCCGCCCACCGATCGAACAGCCACCGTCGCCGGTCGAGATGCTGCGCCCGATTGTACGCCGCCTCGACGGCCGACGCCTGGACGTGGGCCAGGGCGCGATCGATGGCGAAGCGATCGTCCGGAAAGCAATCGTTCAGCGCCGTCGAAAAGGTGGCGCGCCATCCGTGAGGCACATGACGCCCGCCGAAACCGCACCGCGCGTACAGCGCGCCGATCGCGCCCTCGCCGATGGGTCGGCCCCCGCGATGAAAGATCAGATCCGCGCCGCCGATGGCCCGCGCCTGGCGCAGCACCGCGACGGCCGCCGCCGACAGCGGCACGAGGTGATCATTCGCCGCGTCGGCCTTCTTGGCGACCGCCATCTTCATCCGCACGGCCGGGATGCGCCACAGCGCCGCCGGTGCGGGCGCGTCGGTCGACCAGTCGACGCCCTCGATCTCGTCCCACCGCGCGCCCCGCACGGCCGCGAGGCGGACAGCGGTCAGCGCCAGGAATCGCGATGCCAGCCGGATCGCCGGGGCGACACGCGCGCGATCGGCGGCATCGAGGAGCGCGCGGGCCTCGCCCAGATCTTCCAGCGCAGGCTGGCGCTGGACGGGCGCGCCGGTCGCCAGCTCGCGGACTAGGCCAGCGGCCGGATCGCCATCGACGATACTTCGGGTACGCGCGAAGCGATAGATTGCCGAGAGGCGCTGCGCGATGCGCCGCGCCGTTTCGGCCGCGCCGGTGCTCGCAATCCGGCCGAGCAGACGCAGCAGCTGCGGCGTGGTGATCGCTGTCGCCAAATCCCCGCCGATCGCCGGGAAGACATGGCGCTCGAGGCTGGCCAGGACGTCGGCCGCGTGGACCTCGGTCCAGCGATCGCGCCGCGTCTCGTGCCAGTTGCGGGCCAGCTGCTCGAGCGTGATCGCCGACTGCGCCAGCCGCTCGGCCACCTTCGCCGCCACGCTCTTCGGCGTCGAACCCTGGATTATCATGCCACGTGCGAGGCGCGCCGACTCGCGTGCATCGTCGAGAGACACGTCGGGCCAGCTGCCCAGCGAAATGACCGCCTCGCGGCGATCGGCCCTGATCCGGACGCGCCATGCGCGCAGGCCGGTGGGGGCGACGAAGAGGTGCAGACCCTGCGCATCCCAGATTTTATAGGCGCGCGGCTTCGGCCGCGCGCTCTTGAGAGCTGCGTTTGTCAGCATACAATACCTTTGAAGGGAAAGAGACCATGGACATGCAGTGGCTGATCGACACCGCAGGAAAGGTCGGTCCGGCTACCGTCGCACTCGCGGTTCTGGCAGCGACAATCGCACAAAATCGATGGAATAATGCCGTAGCTCGCCGGAGCGCAGCGGTTGAAGACCAAAAGGTCAGATTAGCGCTTTTGGAACGACGTCTGCAGGCTATCGCCGACTTAGATCAGTTTCGGACGAAGCTAGATTTGCGTGACGGTATTGATGAGGACGGACTACAGAAATTCAACAATGCAATGGACCTTGCGGAGTTGGTTTTCCCGTCTGCCGAAGAGCATATGCGGAACTGCCACAGCCATGCTTTTGCCTATGAGGAGAGCCATCTTCATGTTGTGCGGGCTGCAATGCGTGGTGATACGGAGCGCTGCGCGCAGGCTAAACAGGTTATGGACGCGCGAAGAAGGGAACTAGATGTGACGCTCAGCCAGATGCGCGAAATCATGATAACGAGGGCGCGCATGGATGACGTAAGCCCCCTCCCGCCGCCCTTGGCAGTCAGGATTGGCCGGGCGGTCTGGGGGCGTCGTTTTTAATATCTGAAAGCACGAATAGATTTTTGATCCCGGTAACTAAGCGTTCACCCCAATGGGCGAGGTTCAAGGGCAAGTTCTGCCGGAAAACGGGGCGGAGGGAGTGTCCGCCCCGGTTTTGCCGAATCGGCAGTTTTCCGCCGTTCCTGCTGGCCACCAGAGGGAGGCTGTTCCCCCGCGATTACCCCCGGAAGTTCGACACGATCAGTTCGCCGACACGTTTCGTGGCTTGGGAGCTGACCGTATACGTCGTGTCGACGTCTTCTATGTGGAAGCGGGAGAAGACGGCCCGTGCGCCGTCGGTCGCATTGATCGACAGGATGAAGCGCCCCCGAATACCAGCGAGCCGGTCGGCCAGGCGCTCGAAGTCGGCACGTTCAAACACTCCCGGGCCATAATCTCCCTCGCAATCCCAATAGGGCGGGTCGAGATAGAACAGCGTACGCGGATCGTCATATCGCTCGATGACGGACGCATAGCCCAAGCGCTCAATCGTCACGCCCGCCAGCCGGTCGTGCAGTTTCCGTAGGAAGGGGCGAAGCTGCCGGTGATCGTACCGGCTCGCCGCCTCACGCTTCACGCCGAAGTTGCGCCCGACGACCTTACCACCGAACGCCAGTCGCTGGAGGTACAAGAACCGCGCAGCACGCTCGATGTCGGTCAGGGTGGTCGGATCGACCAGCTTCAGCCGGTCGAAATCCTCGCGGCTGGCGAGCTGCTGCCGTACGGTGTCGTCCAGCGCGTCGGGATGCCGTTGAGCGACCCGGAAAAAGGTGACCACATCGCCCGAAATGTCATTGATCACCTCGGCCTTGGCGGGCCGAGCGCGGCGGAGGAATATTCCGCCCATGCCGACGAACGGCTCGACATAGGATCGGTGCGGTGTTGCATCGATCATGGCCGTGATACGCTTTGCCAGATTACGCTTCCCACCGAGATAAGGAGCGGGAGTGTTGATAGTCGAAATGAGGTTGGTCCTTCGCGATCACACGTCGGCTACGCGCGCGAGGGTGTACCGCCTGGGCGACGTGCCCAGGCGGATCGTCCGGCGCTCTGTCGCCGGGAGAATATCAAAGCCGGCCGGGCCGTCCCGGCCGGCAGCGCGGGTCAGTCGCCGCGCAGATCGTCAAGCGTCCAGGTGGTGAGCAGTTTTGAGAACAGCCCACGCGAGCGCCGCAGCCATGCTGCATACTCCGTTACCGGCTCCCCGGGTGCGCTCCACCCAATCGGCCAGCCCATCGTCTTCTCGTAGAATCGCGGGTTGGGCGTCAGGCTGCTCAGATAGGAGCCGTCCCCATGCTTCCAGCTCACTCGGACCTGGGGTGAAGATGGCGAGGCGGTCGACGTCGGCTTCCATCCCATCGCCTGCATGGTCGACCACAGGGTCATCCAGCTGCGGGACGCCTCGCTCAATGAGAATTGGCCGCCGCTCTCCGTCGAAATGTCGAACGGTCCCGTAAAGCGGATCGAGCCCGCCTGCACGATCAGGTTCGGCACATACCCCCCGTTCGACGCGGTCGGCGTGGGCCAGGAGGAAGAGCCGCCGGCGCCGGTGGGAAGCGCCTGCTTCTCGCGCTGTGAACAGGCCCGCCTTTGTCGTGTAGCCCAAGCCTTGTAGGCTGGCGACGACGTCGGGGAAGCCCAGCGACAGGTGCCCCTCGACGTTTTCGCAGAAGACCCATTCCGGCGCGACCTCTTCCACGATGCGGGCGATATCGGGCCAGAGATGCCGGGGATCGTCAGCTCCGCGGCGCACACCCGAGAGGCTGAAGGGCTGGCAGGGATAACCGGCAGTGAGGAGATGAACGCGGCCGCGCCATGGTCGGCCGTCGAAGGATCGCAGATCGTCCCAGATAGGTGCCTGACCCAGGGCCTGGTCTTCCATCCGCGCCACGAGAGCGGCCGCTGCATGGCCTTCCCTCTCGACGAAACCCACAGTCCGGTAATGGGGCTCGGCGATGTGCAGTCCAAGGTCGAGGCCCGCGTAACCGGCGCAGAATGACAATCCTCGGAAATCGACGTCTTCAGGTTGGAAGAGGGTACGTAGATCCACAATGTCCGCTCCATAGGTCGCTGGTGGCGATCGCTGGCACGTCGGCTACGCGTGCGGATGGTATTTGCGCCGATCGACATGATCGGACGCGGCCCGCGCCGACGCTCTGTTCGTCGGTGGGGATCTGGGGGCGCTGGCGGGGCCAGCGGCGATTTCATGCGTGGTGGGGCGGTCTCTGCCTATCGCGCCACCCGGCCGCGTACCGGGCGGTTAGCCGCGCGGAAGAACAGAGACCGCGCCCTGCTTATTCCCCCCGGGGGGGTCTTTCATTCAGCAGGCCACCCGGCAAAGCCGGTGCCTGTTCTTGCCGCGCACGGGCTGCTCCTTTCGGCTAGTCCAGAGCAGCAAGTCGGCCTTGCCGTCCGGACCGTCGATCGTCAACCGCCGGTGACGAAGCGGTAATCGGCCGTCGCCTTCTCGGCGGTGCGCAGCGCGTCATTGCGCTCGGCCGTACTGGACGCGCTGCGCGCCGTCGCCAGCGCCTGGCGGACCAGCTCGGCCGCCGCGCGCACCAGGTCGGCACGCTCGGGCGGCAGGAAGCCCAGGAATGGCGCGGCGAATGCCTGGGCCTTGGCGAATTGGTCGCTGATCCGCGCCAGCCGCTGCATCGAGGTGGGCGCGCCGGTCGGGGTGGCGCACGCCGCCAGGCCCAGCGCCAAGCCGATCGCCGCGATCCTCGCGCGAGCACCCATGCCCGGAGGCAGCGTGTCGGTCGCGATGACGTGGGTCGACCGGAAGCGCAGGATCAGCGTCGCGATCGCGACGAAGCCCATGATCGCGCCGACCAGCTGGTCCTGCTCGATGCCAGTGGGCAGGATGTGGAAGGTGGACAGGGCAGCGAAAAGCGCGGCGACGATTTGCAGCCAGATCGTCCGGCTCTGCCACCAGTATTTGATATCGGTCATGGGTGTCTCCAGGGGATCAGGCGGGGCGGCCGACGCGCGCATATTCGGTCAGCGCGTCGAAGCAGGGGCAGGCTTTCAGCCATTCGGCGGGGCTGATTTTGCCGTCGCCGTTGCGATCGGGCGAATAGTCGCGGTGGCCCTTGATGACGGCCGCCGGGTGCGCGCCCTTCAGCTCGGCCAGCAGGTCGAGCAGTGCGGCTTTTTGCGCGGGGGTGCGGGTGTCGAGGGGCTTGCCCGCAGCGTCGGTGCCGCCGACATAGACCACGCCGACCGAATGGGCGTTGAAGCCCTCGACATGGGCACCGGCCATCGCCTTCGGTCGACCGATCTCGATCGTGCCGTCCAGGCCGACGACGAAGTGATAGCCGATGTCCTTCCAGCCCTTGGCCAGGTGCCAGCCGCGGATCTGCGCGGCGCTGACCGCGCGCCCGGCCGGGGTGGCGGTGCAGTGGACCGCGATGCTGCTGATCGAGCGGGTGATGGGCGCGCGCGCGGCCGCGCGCCACGGTGCGAGTGGCGTCGTCATAGGTTTATCCAGGTGATGGCGCGGCCGACCGGCCGAGCGGGTTACAGCGCGGGCGTTTCGCCGGTGTGCAGCTCTTCGCTGACGCGCTTCATGAAATGCTCTCGGACCAAGCGGACCAGGCGGTCGGAACAAACGGCCGCCAGCGATCCAACCAGGACGCGGTAATCGGTGCCGACCGTCACGCCTACAACCCGCGCCGCGCCGTCACTGATGGCGATTGCCAGAAGGCCCAGCATCCCAAGTAAAAGCAGATCCGCGAGCACGCCGCGCCACGTCAATATGCGCCCTTCGGACAGAGCCAGGCCGTACCGTGCGGCAGTGCCGATCGCCAGTCCGGCGATCGTGGCACCGTATTTAGCTCCAGCGACGCTGGCGATGCTCACGGGCTCTGTCATGATACCTCCAGACAATCGATAGACGCGGAGATACAGTCGGTGACGTCGCCGATGGTCGCGCTGGGGGGCATCATCCACAATATGGCAGCCGTGCTGATGACATGGGCGAGGGCGGTCATTTACGAGAACCGCCCCTGCCCGGCTGCCAGATCCGCCGCGATTAATTCGCCGATGGGCTTCGATCCCGCGACGTCGAGACGCTGGAGCATCACTCGGCCGATCGCGCCCCGCATGGCGTCGGGGACAAAATTCCAATACTGGCCCAGCTTGGCCGGGCGGTCAGGCTGGGACAGCGCACCCGCATAGCCCACGGCAGCGGTAAAGCGCAGCGCGCCGTCAATGTAGAATTCGATCATCGATGCAGTCGCGGAGGTCGCACGCCAGCGCAGCGCATAATGGTGCGCGGCCGCATCGTCGGGGAATAGGGCGGCAGGGACCACCGGTCCTTCGTTATTGAGGCCGAGCTGGAGGCCGGACAGCTGGCCGGTCGCCGCGTCGTAGAGGACGAGGAAGCTGTACTGAATGACACCCCCTGAAGCGCAGCCAAGAATCTGCGTCGACTTCTGACCTGTTCCGCCGCTGGGATAGCCCGAGCGCGGAATGCGCCCCGTCATCGAAATCGCGAAATCGGTCGTCGACGGGGGCAGCTTCCATTCTGCGGGCAGCGTGATCGACTGACCCAGCCCGTCGAATTTTACCATCCCGCCCGACCACGGGATGGCGGCATCCGCAACCGCGATGCCGCCGTCACGGTCATAGTTGCGTAGCTGCGCCCCCGCCGCGACCGGGCCGACCTGGGCGAGATAACCCCAGCCGTGACCGAAATCGAACAGGCCAATGGTGCCGTCGTCCACCACGCTGTCACGCTGGAGCTTGGGCAGGTCGGTACGGCCCGAGGAATAGCCGACCAGACGTCGAAAGATGCCGCTCATGCTTGGGTCCATCCTTTCGCGGTGATGAAGGGTGCATAGCCGTACTGGCCCGCGATCGACCGGCCGGCTGCATTGAGGTGAAGGAAGTCGGTGCGGAGCGAGCGGGGTGTGAAGCCAGCTGCGATGTCCGCATTATCGCCTGCGCTGCCGTCGCCCCGCGCTTGCAGGATTGGCAGGAGGTCGAGCGAATTGTCGGGGAAGGCCGCCTTGATCGCGGCGTTCATCGCCTCGATGCGCAGGCGCCGCTCGCTGCCGGTCGGCTCGATCGGGTTGACGACGCTGCCGTCTTGGGCATAGCCCACCGGCAGGACGAGTGGGATGATGAAGCGCTTGGACAGCGACGACAGCGTGGAGACGAGGTCCCGGATCGCGGCGACATTCGCCTCGATCGTATCGAAGTTGTTGCGGCCGACCTGGATGATCGTGACGCAGTCGCGCGGGAGGTCGACCGGGTCCTCGTTGCCAAAGCGCGAGCAGGCAACGGCGCGAGCAAAGACGCTTGAAGGCACCGCCACCGCCGCGCCAGCGCTATCACGGGTCAGTGTGTAGGCGCCGCTGCCGTTGGTATCGCGGGTCAGCGTCATCCGCACCCCGGCGACCGAATAGCGGACCTTGATGTCGGGCTGTCCACCCGTGATCGGGTCGGCACCCAGAACGAGCACATTCACCACGGCTCCGGCCGCTGCCGGGATTTGGCCGCCGACGATGAGCATTTGGACGCCGTACAGGCGAGCCGCAGTCTGCTGCGCCGATTGACCACCGACGCCCCACTGATTGGCATAGGCCCAGCCGAGCTTTTGGGCAGCGACCAGACCCGCGCCGGTCCCGTCGTCCGCGCCCATGCCGACCTGGCTGTCGCCCCACATGGCGATGGCGAGGTACGGCAGGACCGACACCTCGGCACCGCCAGCGACGGGCACCGCGAAAAGTCCACCGGCAGGCTGCCGCGCGCGATCGGACCGATACAGCGCATTGCCGCGCTCGACGCGCACGAGGGTATGATTCGACCCTGCTGGCGAAAGCTGCATTCGCGCGCCGTTGCTGCGCCGTTCCGAATAGACCTGGCGTCGTCCAGCGGCATCGGTTTGCTCGACCACCATGTAATCGGCCGCGTCGGCTGCCACTGGGGCAGGTGCCGACACCGGTCGCGTTCCGGCCACGACCCGCCAGCCTCCATCGACATCCGCAAGCAGGTAGCCCGACCGATCATACTCCAGCGGATCGAGCGCCAGATGGTCGAGCCCGACATTGCGGGCGGTCAGCTCGAGCAGCGTGAAATCGCTATCGACCAGCGCATCGACCGCGCCGGAGCGCTCATACTCGAGGCTGCCCAGGTCCTCCACCAGCTGACCGCCATAGCTGACCGCGATCATGCTCAGCGTCGCGCGAGACACCCCTTTGATTACCCGGGCCTGCTCGTCGATCGTCGCTTCAAGATAGCCCGAGCGATCATATTCGAGCGGGTCGAGGTCGCGCGCCGTGATCGCCGCAAGCGCTGCTTCCGCGCCGCGGCGCGCTGCCTGTGCTGCCGCAACTCCGTCATCGATGCCCCCCCGGGCATCGTCGATGATGAGGCCGAGCAGATCTGCGCCATCGATTACCACGCGGGCATCGTCGCCGCTGTAGGTCACTCGAGCATTGGTCCAGGTGGACGTCTGGCCGCTCTGCCCGCCTTGCGACCGATTCGCGGGTGCGCTGTCCATGCCATACACGGTCGGCAGCGCCGTGAAGGTGCCGTAGACCAGACGCCGATTGTCCTGACCGAATGTGGCAATCAAATCGTAGCACAGTGTCGAGGAGCTACCCTGCTCACCAGAATATGGGACCTTAGCAGCATCCCGCATCGTCGATTGGGCGATACGGATGACGACTTCGCTTGTCGGCACGCCTTTGGAGCGAGTCACGTTGACGACGCGAATGCCCTCTGCATCCGCCATCGATACATTGCCGAGCGAAATTGCCGCAGGGCCGGGCGTCTCGGGACCAAGACGAATTTCCATCGCCAGCTTGAGCCCAAAGAGGTCGAGGCCCTCGAAGAAAATGGTGCGGACGCAAGGACCCGCCCGATCTGCCGCTATGGGCAGACAAGCCGCAGTTGCCATTCGATATGCTCCCGAATTGTAGGGGTTACGGCTCTTGCGAGGCGTCCTCGAGCGCCTTCACTCGAGCCGTGACTTGGCTCAGCGCATTCTGCTGCTGCTGAATGAGTTGCGCCTGTTGGTCGATCGTTCGGGTCGCCTGATTGAGCTGTTCGGAGCTGGCGGCGGCTGCGATCGCCTGCGCTATGGGATCTAGCGCGGGATTGAAGCCGTAATAGGCCCCGCCAGGAACGGCCGCGCGATCGGCGATCGGCGCATAGATTGCCGCATCCTCGACCGTAAGGGTCATCTGGCAGGCACCACCCTCGGCATATTCCTGCTCAGTCACACGGAAGAGCTTTCGGTCGAAGGCGAGTGCTGAAAAGGTAAAGGGAACCACCGCCCCTACCGGCCAGCGCCAGGCGCGAATGTCGAACAGCGCGGTGAAGGTCCGCGCCCGCTGCCGCCGTTGCAGGGTCTGGGATGCGATCTGCTGGGCCTGACGCGGACTCTCGACGATCGGTAGATCCAGCGACAAAGGGCGATCGATCCCGTCTGGGCTGGGGACCTCTACTTCGGGGAAATCCATCATCTGGTACAGACCGGCCGGGGTCGCATCGACATAGCGCCCACGGACGACATTGGGTGTGGCGTCCAGCGCCGGGTCCGGGTTCCAGGTGAAGGACCCGATCACGTCGTCGTCCATCAGGCCGTCGTCGGTCGCGGCGGCAGCCAGATCATTATGGGCGAGGATCAGGTCCAGCTTGCCACCGGCATCCATGATCCGCCCGCAGCATCCACCGCAGAGGGTATCGAGCATTTCCTTTCCGCTCGAGCCTTCGGATAAAACACCGGCCCCCTGGTAGCGCGGTTCCGTCCCTCCCCCAGCGACGCGCGGCACCTGCTCGTCGGCATGATTGGCAGCGACGATGAAGGACGGCCGACCGATCCGCTTGATCGGCAGACCCATGCCCACCGCCAGCTTTTTTGCCCCCGTCACCGGATTGGTGATCCGCCAGCCCAGAAGCACGCGCAGGATTTGAAGGGGCAGATTCTCGCCGATGACCGCGCCGTCGTCAGTGACATAGCGCCAGGTGCTCTGATCGTCCGCCCGCATTGGCCCCGAGCCACCCGGCACAGTGCTGTCACGGCGTGGATCGTATAGCATTGCTCCCCGGCCGATGATGGTGATCCGGCTGGGCGGTCCACCGGAGAAGGGACTATCGGTGCCTTTGGAATTGCCCGTAATCTTGAATTGCAGGTGGCACCAGGCGCAGCCGGTCAGGCGATGCGCCGCATTCCATTGGCCCGAGGCAAAGGAATAGCCGACGCCTGCCCATCCCTCGGTGACGATGCGCGGCACGGAAAAGTATCCGGCGAATTTCGACGTCACGCCGCGAACGGTCGACCAGGCCAACTCATCGTTCAGCCAGATCTCGTCGACGGCGTGGATCGCGTGGCTGGCAAGTGCGACGATCCACGAGCAGTAATCCTGCTTCGCGCCGTGCCACTCTTCATACCGGATATCGGTCGCCATGGCCGTCTGGCCCAGCACCGTCGTCCGGAACGCGCGCGGGTCGATCGTCGCCGAGAGGCGCTGCGTCTGGGACGCGGGAACGTCGGTCTTCTGCAGCAGCGACGACGCAATCGACAGCCCGGCACTGGCGAGGAACAGCGTCTGCACCGATACCCCGGCGATCGCCAGCGATCCGGCCAGGCCACCCATCGCGATCGCGCCGACGCCGGTCGCGAGCAGCGCCGCGCCACCTAGCACCATGGCACCGATCTTGAGAGCCTTTGCCATCCGTCAGGCTCCGTAGGGCACGCGCCAGGCGCGCGGGTCGCCCCAGCTCCACCGCTCGATACGGATCAGCCCTTCCCGCTCGCCTTCGCTGCCGACCGCGAACATGAAGTCGGTCCAGCAGATCCCGAGCAGGCCATGCGACATGACGACATCGCCGCGCTGGGCCAGGGCGGCCGGTATCGGCTCCAGCTTTCGATCTATCGTCGCTTCAAGCGTGCCGGCACCATAGCGCTTCAAGACACGCGCCGCGCCGATCGGCGTCGAGTACCGGCCGACAAACTCGCCCATCAGCGAGGTGTCCGTCATTGCGACGATGCCACCGTCCGTGAAGACGCAGCAGTCATATGTGCCCCAAGGGCCGAAGGGCCGAAGGCGCAGGGGTTCGAGGTAGGCGGCAAGGCGCGCCTCCCAATCGGGCTTGCGATACATAAAATCTGCCCCGTCAGGTGCGCTTGCTGGCGCCGTTGGCGATGGCGATGGCCAGCTCGGCCGAGCGATCGCCCGGATCGAAGCTGGCCTGATCGAGGTACGTCCGGTTCGACGCCTCGCCGAAAAATGCGAGGTAGCTTTCCACGTCCAGGCTGATCGTCTGGCTTGTCTGATCGCCAACGACCTTGGGCACCGACATTACGCCGGTGTAATAGCCCCAGATACTCAGGATGCGGGTCGGGTCGCGGGGATCGAGCAGCGCCTTCCAGAGTCGCACATCGCGGCCTTGGTACAGTGCCTTTGTGCTGATCTCCTCGAGCAGCTCGGCATCGATGCCGGGCAGACCTGACAATTCCAGCGTGACGGTATCGGTGCCGCCATCCTTTTTCCGGACCGCGCTGACCGACACGACGCTGTTGTCGACCGCGTCGAAGGTGAAGCCATCCAGGTCCTCGTCACCCGTGCCCGCAAAGCTGAAGCTGTACGGCGCATTGGTCACGCGGACCGGATCACCCGCGATATCGAGATAGCAGAAAGTGACGGGACGACGCAGCGACGCGGCAAGCGCCATGTTGCCCGCCGCATCCGGCCCGCCGATCACAGCGCCTCCACGACGGGGAATGACACCTTGTATTGCTGTCCGACACCGACGGTCCAGCCCTGCTCGTCGGTGTCCAAAGACATCAATGCATAGGGCAACCGCACCTCGACGTGTGCGCCGTCTGCCAGTCCCTCGGGAATGGTCGGCAGGACGGTGACGGTCAGCTTGCCGTCCGCGCCAACGATCGGATGATCGCCGATGACCTGCAAAAGCCGGTCCCCGGCGGTGATGAACATGCCGTCGAGCAACCGCGCGCCTGGCTGCCATCCGCGCGTCTTAAGCGTGCCGCCCTTCTGGCCCGTGCCATCGATGACGACCACCTGGTGGAATTTGAATTGCGGCCCCTCGACGGCGACCAGCTTGAAGGCGTTGGCCCGCCCCTGGAGCTGTGCGAGGAAAGACCGCCAGGGCCGGAATGAAGCCTCGCCCCGAATGACCGGCATGTCGACCTCGGCCGACCAGCGCGCGGCCTCGGGGAGGATAGTCGTGCGCCGCTTTCCCTTCCAGCCACGATTGGACTGGCTGGGCTGCTTCAGCTTCCACGGGATCTCGCTGGCCGCCGTGGGGCTTGTCGGCATCGGTACGATGATCATCCGGTGTATCCTCCCGGCAGAGTGGGGCGGCGCATCCGCGTCATCGTGCGCATTTCCGCGCCGGCCATGATCGGCTCGGCCGCCGCGCCGACCGTCCGCATCGTCGTCTCTTCGACCTGGGCCATCAGCAGCGGCGACGCTTCCACCTTCGTCCGGACATTGACGTCGACGCGGTCACGCCCACCCGCCCGCAATCGGGTCATATTCGGCCGGGGTTCGCGCAGGCTTGGAAAAGATGGGGTCGACAGACTCAGCGACCCGCCATCCGCGAATTTGCGCAAGCGCCCCGAATTGATCGCCGCCAGCTCGGGCAACCATTCCTTGGTCGCGGCCGCGTTGACGATGAATTCCCGGTTGGACAGGCGCACCGCCCCGCCCTTTCCGCCCAGCAGGGCGAGGATGCTGTCCGACCGTCCCGTGCCCGGCCCCTGGATCAGGCCACCCAGCGACCCGCCATCGGCCCGGCCGGGGATATCAGCGAGCGAGCCACCATCGGCGAACCCGAAGAAGCTCCCGCCGATCGAGGCAACGATCGCCTTCTGGATCGCCAGCCGGGCCAGGTCCTGGATGACGCTCCCGACCACGTCGGCCGCCGCACCCTTCAGCCCCAGCAGGTCGGTGACGGCCTGCGCGGTGGCGCGGCTGCCCTCGTCCTCCAACTTGCCGAAGCCCTGGACGGCGATGCTTTCCAGCGCGGTCTTGGTGTCTTTCGACACCTCCATGACGCGCTGACGATAACGATCGAGCGGACTAGCGGTCTGCTGCTCGAACCGCCCGCTTTCCGCCTTCTCGACCTCCGGCAACCGCGCCAAGTTGTCCTTGGCACGCTGCACCGCCTGGGGATCGTCCGACGTAGCGGCGACGCGCTCCAGTGCCTGACGGCGCAGCTGCTGCTCCAGCTCCAGGATCTCGCGCCCGATGCGCTGGCGATCGCGCTCGGTGACGGCGCTGTCCTGCTGGATGCGCAACACTTCCAGCCGCGACGAATTGGTATCGGCAACGCTGTCGTAGCGCTGCTCGATCAGGCGGCGGGCCTTATCGGCATCGACATTGGCCAGCCGCTGCTGGCGCGTCGCTTCGTTGACCGCGTGCAGCTGCAATGCCTGGGCGACAGTCAGGTCCCCGGATTGAAGCCGGTTGCCGGTGCGGGTCCGCTGCGCATCCGCCTCGGCATTGATCTCCTCTCGCAAAAGGATGTCGCGCTGTTCCTCGCTGGTGGCGCTGCGGCCGGTCGCTTCCAGCAGGCGTCGGCGGGCACCGAGAAAATCGTTCGTAAAAGCCGTATCGTCCGCCAGGACCGCGCGCTTGGCAGCATCCTGGCGACGCTGCATCGTCTCGGCCGAGGGGCCGCGACGCGGGGCCTGGCCCCATTCGACATGATAGACGCGCTGCGTCGGCTCGTTGAGCACCTTGCGCAGGCGAACGCCAGCATCCTCGAACGCCTTGCGGATCGACGCGACCGAAATTCCCGGACCGTAGGCGACGTCGAGCGCCTGGCCGCGCTCATGCGCGCTAGTGCCGGGGCGGGCGACCGGCCCGATATGGCGGCCCGCCTGGGCATCGGCGAAGATCCGCTCCTGTTGTGCGCGTGAACGCGTGCCGCTGGTGACGCGCCCGCCGATCGAGGCGATGATCGACCGCGCGCCCGCCTCGTCGACGTCCCGACCGAATTGGCGGTTGGCCGTGCCTGATCGGCGCTCGGCGCTAACACGCGCTTGCGCCTTTTCGACTTCCTTCTTCTTCTCGGCTTCCAGATCCTTCAGTCGCTGAAACGACGCCGCGCCCACCTGTCGGCCGAGCTTCGCTTCCTGCCGTTGCAGATCCTTCACCGCCTTGATGCGGTCGTCGTACAGCTTCGTGACGGCCCGGACCGGATCGATCGCGATTTGCGCCTGCTCGGCCGCCAAGTCTACGCGTGTGAGGTTCAGCGCCGCCTGCGCATCGTCAACGGCCTTTTGGGCAGCGGTGGCATCGACCTGCAGCTTCGCGACCTTGCGGTCCAGGGCAGCGCGGGCCGCGTCTGCCGTGTCCGGGCTGACATTTCCAAACCCGCCATCCTCAAAGAGCTGACGGGCAGCCACCGCGTCCGCGAGCCGGGCGGCGGTCTTGCGGCGGATATCCAATGCTTCCTGAGCATGTTGCTTTGCCGCAATATTTGCCCGCTCGGCAGACGTCCGCTCCGCTTCAGCCGATTCCTTGAGCGCGTTCGCCTGATCGCGGATCGCCGCCGTGACGCCTTCGATGGTCGATTTGAAGCGCTCTTTCGCTTTAGCGGTCGTCTCGGTTTCCCGCGCATCTTCCTGCAATTTTTCGAGAGCGTCGGCGGTCTTGTCGCTAAACAGGTCCAGATTTTTGGTCAGCGCGCCCAGGACAAGCATCCCGGCGGTGATCGCGAGCCCCCAAGGGCCGAGCATGAAATTGCCGAACGCCTGCGCCTTCCCGGTCATGAGCGTCATCTGTCCGGCCGCCTGCGCGCCCTGGATCGCGACGACCTGGAACAGGTTGGCGTTCATCGACAGCTGGGTGAAGGTGTCCTGCGCCTGATAGCCCAGACCCTGCATGGCGATGCGGTTCCGGTTGATCTGCGCGATCGCCTGATTCTGTGCCTGGGAACCCGGGCCAGCGACAGTCTGGGCATAGGCACTCAGGTTGTTGCGGGCGAGCTGCTGGGCCGCCGCATACTCGCGCATCGTAATTGCGCCGCGCCGGAACAAGTCATCGGCGCGGTCCATCTCCTGGTCGAACCGGAGCTGGGCGACGTACATCGGATCAAGCGCGCCACGGACCTGCTGGACCGCCAGCACCAGCTCGCGTTCCTGCCGAGCCGATTCACCGATGGCGAGGGCGTGTTGCCGCTCGCGATCCACGGCCCCGCTGACCTGGGCGGCATGGGCCTGAAGGGTGGCGCGCGCCAAGTCCTGCGCCGCCTGATACTCGCGGACGCTGATCGTCCCGGCCGCATACAGGGCCTCGGCGCGGTGCAGTTCCTCGTCGAACCGCTTCTGCGCCACATACATTGGGTCGAGCGATGCGCGCAGCACGTCGGCCTGCGACGCCAGCTCGCGCGAGGTGCGGGCAGCCAGGGCCTCAGCTTGGGCCAGGCGCTCGGCTTCGGCCGCTGCCTCGGCGACGCGCTGGTGACGGCCAACGAAATGCTCGGCCGCCTCGGCGCTCTGCATCAGCTCGATCTGGACGCGCTCCAGCGCGCCAGCCTCGGCCAAGAGGGCTTGCGCCTGCCGCTCTGCCTCGATCCGTGACGCGTTGGACGCCTGGATGAAAAGACGGGTCGCTTCGGTGGTATCGCCAACGGCGCTGGAGGTACGCTGGGCGGCCGCGACGATCAGCTCGAACGACCGGGCGCGGTTCTGAGCCTCGGCCGCCTGGCTGCGCAGATCATCCACGCCCAGGTTGACGCGGCCGTCAACGGTCGGCCCCTTGATGGCCTGGGCGGCGATGCGCTGCACCTGGCTGAAGCTGCCCTCGAAGCTCGCCTGGGCGCGCTTGGCGGCATCGTCGGCAAGGCTGGCGAAGGCTCCAAACTTCGATCCCATCCGGCCGATCGAACGGTCGACATTGTCGGCCATCCGATCGGCGCGGCGCTCGAAACGGTCGAGCGGCTGCTCGGCCTCGGTGAGGTGGCGGCGCAGCAGCTCGGTCGCGGCATCGACCTGCAACAGCAGGCGTTCGGTGACGTCGGCCATGCGCGCCTCCCTTATTCGTCAGGTACGGCGTGGAAGCGCTCATACCCCTCGATCGCCGCCCAGAATTCGGACGGCGTCGCGGACCAGAATTCATGCGGCCGCCACGACAGCGCAGCGGCCGCCAGCCCCATCAGCCGACGACGGGGGCTTCCTCGGTCGTCGTGATCGTCGTCGGCTTCGGATTTCCCTCGGCGTCATAGCCGCCGGTGACGGCGACCGAGAGGACGCCGGACAGCTGCTTCTGCACGACGAGCAGACCACCGTCCGCCTCCAAGATCAGGCGACCAATGCGCGCCGCGTTGGCACCGGAGAGGTTCTTGTCGGCAGTGGCCCGGCCAAAGGCGCGGACCAGCCCGCAGACGATCTGGGCGACGGCCGCCAGCTTCAGCTTCAGGTCGATGGCATCGCGCGCCAGGTCGACCAGGCCGCGATCGAGCGTGGCCTCGATCTCCTGGATCGCCTCATAGCTGGGACGGAGGCCCATCGACTCGCCGCCAAGGATGAGGATCGATTCACCGCGGTCATCGACCGCCGGGCGGGTGGTGGTGTCGGTCATGCAGCCTCCGGATCATGGGTCGCTTCGGCGACGGCCTCGACAGGCTCGGTCGCTACGACAAGGGCCACGGCATAAAGCGCGCGGATCAGGCCAATCGCTGCCGGGTCGGCTGCGATCAGGCGGGCCAGCTCGACATGGTCGACCGGCTCGGCGAGGAAGGGCTCCAGCGCCCGGGCGGCCCGATCGGGACCGGATACGAGCAGCTGCTCCACCTCATGGGCGGAGCAGCCGGTCATATCGATCAGCCGGGCGTTCAGGTCGGCGGGGACCGGTGCCAGTGCGAGGGTCGCACCGGCAATAGTCAGGGACGTGACCATCGATCAGGCCAGCGTGTCGACGGTGGGCTGGGCGGCGGGCTGGAAGGTCAGGCTGGCCTTCAGCGAATTGCCCTGCTCGAAGTCATTGTTGTCGAGCGCCGTGTACATCGAGCACTCGAACACGACATCGCTATTGGCGAAGGGCTTCTTGCGGACCTGGATCACCTCGGTCGCATTCGACTTGTCCAGCGTCTCCAGCCGGGTGTAGCCGTTGGCGTCGGGCAGGTCGGGCACGATATCCTGCTTGATCGAGATGGTGCGCAGGCCGGGCGTCTGGGTGTCGACGCCCTCGGTATCCTTAGTCGCCGAGGAGCTGAAATTCTTCGAGCGGTTGATGGTCAGGTTGCCTTGCCCGCCGGGCTGGTTGAACGCCGTGCCGTCAGCCGCGCGGACGAACAGGCGGTAATCGCTGCCGAGCTTTTTCGCCATGATGGGGTCTCCACAAATGAAAAGGGCCGCGCTGGCGTGGCGCGGCCCGGGGGGCATTCGGATGGGTCGGGGGCGTCAGGGGGCCAGCGCGATCGCGTCGAAGGCGCTGATCCCGGAATAGGAGCCGCCACCTTCGTCCAAGACCGCGTCGTCGTCCTTGAACAGGAAGGCGACGGTCCAGCCCGCCTCGGTGAAATTCTGGCCATCGAGCGCCTTCTCAATCTGACCCTGGAGGGACAGGAGCGGCGCACGCTCTTCGGCGACGACCAGGGAAATAATATTGATCTCCACCCGGCGATCGTCGCTGTTGCCCTTCCCGCCCATCGAGAAGCTCTTCAGGTCGCCCAGGATGACCAGATCACCCTTCGCATTGACCGGCGCGTCCTGATAGACGGTCGCCTTGCTGATCGCGGCCGCCAAGGCGCGGAACGCGACCGCCTCGACGATCGCTTTCGCATCACTCATCACCGGCTCCGATCTTGGCGAGCGAACGGCTGAAGATACCGCGCATATTGGAATTCAGGGCCGCTCGAAGGTCCGGATAGCGGCCGGTAATGAAGCGCTTCGGCTCCATGGCAGGCACCTTCATGCGATAGGTGGCCACGATGTCGGCCCGTTCCTTGCGGCCGCGCGCATCGGTGCGGAGCGTCGAGTAGGTCGAGCCGTCGCGTCGTGATAGCGACACCCGGCGACGGCGCTGGACCATCACGACCTGCGCCTTGCGGCCCAGATCTTGGATGCGGCCATAGAACAGCTTCGCGCGCCCGGCAGGCGTGCCGATCAACCCGATCTGAAGCCGCAGCGAGGTGGGCAGCACCTTGGATTGCAGCCCGGCCCGCAGCTTGCCAGTCAGGTCCGGCGCGCGGGCCTGGACGGCGCGCAGCATCTCGCGTCCGGTGACGTGCAGCTCGACGAGGATCTCGCCGCGCACGGCATCGGGCAGGCGGCGCAGCAGGCGGCGAAAGCGGGCAATGCCCTTGATACGCTGACGCGCCATTACGACGCCTGCCCACTCTCGCACGAAAGCACCAGGCCGTCGCGTGCGTCGGTCGGGGCGATCGCGGTGATCGTCAGGATCGAATCGCCGTACACGATGCGGTTGGCGATCGTCAGGCCCGATCGATTACGGATCGTGACCTTCCAAAGCTGGCGCTGGCGCTCGACCAGGTGCTGAAGCGCGCGATCGCCGCGCAGGGCAATGACCTCGGCGGGCACGCGATCGGCCAGCGTCTTCCATTTGGCCTGGCCAGCGGGGGCCGACCGGCCACCCTTGCCGTTGTCGACGAGATTGGGCTCCTCGATGCGGACCCGGTGGCGCAGCCGACCGGCCGACAGGCGTCTCATTCGACCGCCCAGGACGCGATGGGGTCCAGCAGCCAGGTAACGCCCAGCGGCAGCTCGGCCCCGCCCCGGCCGTCGACGATCACGCCCTCGGGTATTGCGTACCAGGCCGCGACGATCAGGCTGATCGCCTGGCAGGCCATGGCCAGGTCATCCCCGGTCATGGTCGGATTGGGTCCGACAATCGTCCGGCGGGTGCGCCGCTCGACGGCCCGGCGTGCGGCGGTGATGAGCCGCAGCAGCCGGGCGTCGTCGTCCGTCGCGCTGACGTCGAGCCGCAGATCCTGCTTGATCGCCTCCAGCGTGACGGGTTCGGCCATTACGCCACCTGCCGTTCAGGCTGGGCGATGGCGCGCACCGCTCGCATGAAGGCGTCCTCACCGGCGGTTGCCGCCAGTGCGACATGGCGCTGGTCCAGCGACGGGGTGGCGCGCAGACGATCGATCAGACCGTTGAAGCGTGCCTCATAACCCTTCACCTCGTTCATGAGGCCGATCTCGGTTTCGGAAAGCTCCCGATACCCTGCGATCTTGCGATGCTGGTTTTCCATTACGCGGCCAGCGACTTGGCGTAGGCGACCGCCTCGGGATGGCTGTCGATATAGCCCTCGCGCTCGAGCTGGTCGACGCGATCGGCGCGGACCTGCACGACCTCGTTGACCACATGGCCCTCGAATTCGAGCGTCACGCGCGCTTCGACGACCGAGCCAGTGACGACCGTCTTGATGCCCGTCACATTGCCGTCGCCGTTGAGCGCGAGTTGTGCGGCACCGCTGTCGCCGGTGCCGTTGTCAGCGCCGGAGGCGTTCGCGTTCGTGTCGGACGGGGCATTCGTGCCGTTCGTATCGGCGGTATCGGTGCCGGTAGCACCGGCGGGGGTGGGAGTGCGAGCCATGTTCGCTCCTGTCGTTGCGTGGGAAGGGGGGCGGGCGGCCGGTCAGCCGCCCGGGGGCGATCAGCTCGCCGACTGCTGGAAAGCCTTGTAGGGCTTGCCCGCGCTGACCTTCTTGCCGTCGCCGCGTGCCCAGGCGAGGAAGCCGACCTGGCCGCGCGAGGTGTAGACGCTGTCGTCGAAGCGGAAGAGCGTCACTTCCATCACGTCGCGGATGAGGAAGCTCTTCAGGTCGCCGAACAGGATCGACTTGGCGTTGGCGGCCTGGACCGGCATGTCCTGGTTGATCTGATAGCGGTAGCGCAGGAAGGTGTCGGGGTCCTTCGCCGACAGGCCCGGCAGCCACAGCGGATGGCCCTGGCTGTCCTTCAGCTTCTTCAGGTTGCGCAGGGTGGTGTCGTGGAACATCCAGCCCACGCCATCAGCGGTGCGATAGGCCGGGTCGATCGAATGCTCCAGGTCGACCATGTCGTCATACTGGACGAAATTGGTCTGCCCGGTCGCAGCGACCTTGCCGACCTCGGCCCCGGTCACGATGCCCTCCGGCTCGCCGATACCCGAACCGACCGTGTACTTCTGGTTCTGGATGCGGCCGATGCGCGTGGTGGCCGAGCGGCGAACGAACGCCTCGACATTCATGCCCGGCCCCTGGTCCTGGAGCAGCTCGAACGGCAGGGTGAAGATCTTCGACGACCACTTGTAGGCACCGATCTGGGTCGTGCCGAACGACGGGTCCGAAGTGGTCGCGGCCTGATTTTCCGGCACGATCTCGCCCATCTGGCCGGTCTCGTCCACGGTCGGCCACGGCAGCGCAGCGCCCGAGCTGGTCTGGATCACCTCGGCGACCTGACGGATACCGCCGAACGCCTTCAGCGCCTCCAGCAGCTCGCCGCCGAAGCCGGTGGGGACCAGGAAACCGCCCGCCGAGCCGGTCTGGGCCGACGATGCGTTCTTCGGCTGGCCGGTGCGGAGGATTTCGACATCCTCGCGCGTCATGGCGGCGACACCGTGGATCAGGAAGTTGCGGAAGGCGGCGCTGTACCGCTGCTGGCGCTCGCGCGCCTCGGGCGACAGGTTGCGGACCTCGCCCGCGCCGCGCGCTTCGATCTCGCCCTCATTCTCGGCCGCCGACAGCTCGCCGTCGATCTTGGCCTGCTTTTCCAACCGATCGATCTGGGAGTCGATACCGTCGATCTTGCCATAGATGGCGTCGACCTGGGCCTCGATATCCTTCGACCACTTGTCGCCGGTGTTGGTGTCGAGGAGGTTGCGGGCCTGCTTTGCCAGATCGGCACGCTGGTCCCGGAGCGCCTTGATATTCATCGGGGGATTTCCTCAAAAGAAAAGCCCCGCCGGATGAGGGCGGGGCTTTGGGGTGCCGGGGGGACCGGCGCGGGGGATGCGCGGCCGTCAGGCGGCCGTGCGGTCGTACAGCGCGAGACGGGCCATCGCCCGGTCGCGGGTGCTGGCATCGATCTCGGGCGGACGTTCGGTCAGCGCCTTGGGCACATTGGCGAAAGCAGAGAGGTTGAAGGCGACGGCCCGGGCCTTGGCGTCGGACTTGGCCTTCTTGTCCTGGACGGCGACCATGCGGTCGACGAAACCGGCATCGATCGCCTCGGCCGCGTTGAACCAGGTCTCCGCCTTCATCCAGGCTTCGACCTCGGCCGTCGTCTTGCCGGTCTTGGCGACATAGCCGTCCGCCAGCACGCCATCGATCTTGCCCAGGAGCGACGCCGTGGCGGTCATGTCCTCGGCATTGCCCATCGCAAAGGTCCAGGCGCGGTGGATCATGTAGAAACCGCCCTCGGCGATCTCGACGCTATCGCAGGCCAGAGTCAGCGCAGTCGCGGCCGACGCGGCCAGGCCGTCGATGACCGCAGTGAATTCGGCCGCATGCTCGCCGATCGCGGTCATCATAGCCCGCGCCTCGAACACGTCGCCGCCTGGCGAATTGACGCGCAGGCGAACCTTCGGCGTGGTGATCGCCGCGATTTCCTTTGCGAAGTCGGCCGCCGACACGCCCCAGAAGCTGTCGATCACGTCATAGACATACACGGTGGTGGTGTCGGCGTCCGTGGCCTCCGCGCGCAGGCCGGAGCCCTTGCCGCGATTGCCCTGGGCAAGGTTAAGCAGCTTGCGCGTCATCTGCGGCATCGTCGTCGGGCTCCATCGGGGGGCCGCCGTTGTGGCCGATCGGGGCCGGTGCGGGCGGGAAATAGACCTTGTCGGCATCGGGACCGGGCAGCGGGGGCAGATTCTTCATCCGCCGCACCTCGTTCTGCGTCATCCAGCCGGGCAGTTGGTTGCCGCCCAGGGCGGCCTTGAAATAGTCGGCCTGCGACCTGCTGTCGCCGACCTGCATCGCCTCGACGTCGAAATCGACGAAGAAGCGCGATGGCTTCGCACCGATCACGGGGAACAGCTTGCGGGTCAGCTCCTTGGCGAACCGGCGCACATGCGGGACACAGGTGTAGAGCTTGAAGCCCACGGTCATCTGCTCGATGCCGGTGCCCCAGGTCGTCGCGGCCGACGTCTCGCCGATCATGTGCGGGGGCGTGCCGAAGATCCGCGCGACGTCGACCACGGAATATTGCAACAGCTCGAGCAGCTGCGCGTCCTTGGCGCTGACCGAAACGCGCTTCCACTCGCCGCCATTCTCCAACAGCAGCGGATTGTGAGCATTGGCAACGCCCTGCGCCTTCTTGCGCAGATACTCTTTGAAGTCGGCGCGCTGCTCCTTCGATATCTTCGTCCCCTCGGGGAACGAGAAATAATCGTTGGTCAGCAGGCCCCGCTCGAACTGGCCGCTGGTATATTCCCGGCTGGCCAGGTTGATCCCGATCGCCTGGGCATGGTGCGCGATCGCCGACAAGGCGCGGATGCCGTTGGTGTCGCGGCCCGGCCCCCGGAAGTGGATCACATAGGAGCCGTGATGCGTCTCCACCGACCCGTCGAGATTGGTGAACTGATACCAGACGGTATCGCTCGACCGGAACGGCAGGACGCGCGCCGGGTGGTAATAGTCGATCGAGGTGATCGTCCCGTTGCGAGCCTGGCGCATCAGACCATAGCCGTTGCCGCGCAACAGCATCGCCATCGCCTGAAGCTCGATGAACTCCGGGCCCGACATCTCCTCGTTGGGCTCGACCTGGAGGAAGCGGTTGTACGGATGATCGGCGACATACCGCCGCCCGCCGTTGGGCAAATGCTCGTACACGCCGAGCGGGGCCGACATCATCGTCCCGCTGATCAGCGTCACGCACCGCCACACCGCCGAGGAGCGCATCGCCGTTTCGGGCGTGACCTCCACCCCGGCCGCGCGCTGCCCCCAGCTCATCCATTCAAACTGCCCGAAGTCGCCGACGACGGCCGCCGTGCTGTCCACGGCGTTTTGCACGGGCGCGCCCAGGCGCGCGGCCTCGGCCGCAGCGGCACGATCCGACAGGCGATAGGACGATATGCTCATGCCGCGTCCTCCTCGCTGTCGTCGTCGTCATCGGCGTCTAGGTCGACGATAAAGCTGCCGGTGTAGGCGTCCTTGCCTTCAAGCGGCGCGTTGTCGGCCGCGCCCACGCCCATGGCGGTGGTCACGATGCCGTCGATACGGCCGCGCGATCGCTTCTTGTCGAAGGCGCGGTTCTTTTGGCCGTCCTCGGTGATCGCCGCGTTGGCCGCGCAGCTATAGGTGACGGGCGAGCTGTCGATCACGATCGTGTCCTTCAGGATGCGATCCTCGAGCCGCTCGATCGAGCGGGGCATGCAATATTGCCGGTCCTCGAACATCACGCGGGTGCCCTGGGCGTGCCGCACCATTTTCAGGCCGGAGCCTGCGGGCTTGTCCGGCCCCTCGAACTTCCAGGCGTCGAAGCCGATTTCCTCGCAGGCGCTCTCGAAGTCGGCGAACTGCGCGGGGTCGAACACCAGCTCGACGACGTCATGCTCGGCGCAGATCTCGGCGACGCGGGCGGCGACGAAGGTCTTGTCGATCGTCGCGCCAGGCACGGCGGTCAGGTGGCCGTCCGCGACCCATTCCTCGTAAGGGGCCGAGTCCCGCTTGGCCCGGTCGGGCAGGCCATCGGCGGTGGTCCAGTACCAGGTCTTGCACCACAGGATGCCGTCGCCATCCCGCCACACAGCGGTCAGCGCCGTCAGGTCGTTCTTCTTCGACAGGTCGAGCGACAGCCAGCATTGGCAGCCGCGCAGGATCTGCATCGCCGCGTCGTCGATCGGGGCCAGGATCGCGGCCCATTTCTCCTCGTCGATCCAGAAGTCGGCCGCGCCGGTCGGGATGCCAAAATACAGCCGCTTTACCGAGCTGGCGGTCGACAGCCGGGTCTGGGCGGTCTGCACCTCCTCGCGGATATTGGCGACCGGATAGGTGATGCCCAGCGCCGGAAGGGCCTTTTGCCAGCATGCCTCATTGGTGAAGACGGTTTCGCGATCGCGCTTGTCGACGCGCGCCACGAAGGCGAATTGCGTGTCGTCTCGCTTTTCGCCCTTGGCGATCAGCTGGGCTGTCTCCGAATAGGAGGTGCCGACGATCTGCGAGGTGGCGGGCGTGTTGGTGCCCAGCACCATCATCGCACTGCCCGCCACCTTCGTAATGGCCCGTCGCCAGATCTCGATCTGGGCGTCGGTCGTAAATTCGTGAATCTCGTCCGCCAGCACCAGGCGCGGTCGCGGTCCCGATTGCGCCGATCCGCCCGCCAGCGGCAGGAAGAAGGATTGCGAGGCGGGATGCTCGATCTTCCAGGTGTTGTCGCCCTCGCCGCGCAGGACGACGTGGCCCAAGGCCTCCAACGTGTCGCCGTCGTCATAGCCGGGCACCTGCGCCCGGCACATGGCGGTTCCGTCCTTGAACAGGACGTTGGCGGTCTGTTTGTTCGCCGCGATCGAATAGACCTGGCTGCGAGGAAAACCGCACCAGCCCATGACGTACAGGCCGAGGCCCGCCATCATCGGCGACTTGGCCTGCCCCTTCCCCGTCTCGACCCAGGCAGAGCGGAAGCGCCAGCGGCCGTCGGCGTTGACCCACCCCATGAGGGAGCCGACGACGAACACCTGGTAGGGCAACAGGGTGAACGGCTTGCCCGCCGCCGGGCCGTCCGTGATCGTGAACACGGACGGGAAGAAGTCCAGCGCCCGCTGCGCCAGCTCCGGCCGCCAGAAATAGCCCCGCTTGGCCGCGTCCCGCAGGTCGCGGAGGTGACGCTCGCAGGCATAGCGGACCAGGTCGCCCACGACGAAATCGCCGCGGACCGCCGCCTCGGCCCAGGCCGTGGTCGGATCGCTCGCCGCTGGGGCGCTAACCCTTCGGCCCAAGGAACGCGTCCGCCCCGGCGGTGCGCTGGCGCTGCTTGACGACCTTGCCCACCTTGCTGCGGCGGCCGGGCGACAGGCCGAGCTGGGCCTCCAAGCGCTCGGCCGTGCTCTCTGCCTCGCGCATCGCCTTGTAATAGATCGACAGGCGGTCGATCGCCTTGGCGTTCTCGGGGTTGGCCTCGGTCACAAGGCCGTTGCCAGCGACCTGGCGCGAGCAACGGTCGTACACGATGTAGGCCAGGACCAGGCGCTGAAGCGCGTGTCCGTTCGACGACGACAGGATTTCCCGCGTGGTCATCTCGTCGACGATGCGACGCCAATGGCCGCGCGCGACCATCTGTTCGTCGGCGTCGGTCAGCAGCGCCGACCAATCGGGCTGGCCGACGATCGTCTCGTCCACGGTCGGTTCGGCCACGGCCTGCTTTGCCGAGGTGCGGTTCGGTTTCCTTGCCATGGCACCTCACTTCCGCCCGAACTTTTTACTCTGGAAATGCTCGCGCAGCGCATGAAGGGGACCGCCGGTGTCCGGGGCGCCGCCTCGTCAGACTTTTGACCCCCCGGGGGGGGTGGGCATCCGCCGTCGCAGGATCGGGGGAGCGCGACCGGCTGGCTGGCAGTTCCATTGATGGCCAGCGTTGGTCGGCCGACCGTCTCGGCCGATGCCCTTCGCGCCGATCGGCGCGGCATGCCCGAACTGCTTAGCCGTCACCTCATGGTGGCACGGCTGGCAAAGGTTACGCGTGTTGTCGTCGACATCGAGCCCGCCCAGCGCCAAGGGCTGGATGTGGTCGACGACGACTGCCGCGACAATCAGCCCTGCAGCCTGGCAGCGCTCGCAAAGCCCGTTGGTACGTCGCAACCGGCGGAGCCGCTGACGCTGGCCAGCTCGGCCGCGTAGCCGCTCCGCCTTGCAGAAGGCCAGGCTATGCGACCAGGTCGGTCAGCTTGCCGCTAACCCGACCGATTCGGGCACCCTTGGCATCAGCCGCATCGGCTGCGTCCATCAGGGCCTGCGCCTGCTGCCGGAGGCCCTTGGCCCGTTCGTTCTGCTTCGCCTCCTCGGCAGCCAGGCGCTCGGCCAGCTTACCCAGGAACGACACCACGCCTTCGACCTTGGCGGTCGGCAGCAGCAACGCAAGAATCAATGCGATGAAATCCATATGCACCTCGTTACGAGCTGGGTTCGTCGCCACCCAAGCCCAGCTCGACGGCTGCGGGGGCAATGACGTCGATGAAGAAATCCTCGGTCTGCTTCGACCGGAAGCCCAGCGAGGCGAGCGGGGTAGCGGGCACATCATCCCCGACCAGCAGGCCCTGCTCGTCCAGCACCTTGAGGATCGCAGGCTTGTCGAGCGAATGGCTGACGCGGATCGTGATCGCCTCATAGGGCGTGCCCATGAGCATGGTGACGGCGTCGCCATCCTTGCCATGGTCATGAACCACCTTGGGCGGGCTGATACGATAGCCCAGCACGCAACCGCCAAGCTCGATCGACTTCCGCTTGCCGCCGGTCAGATCCTCGATCGACGCCGCCCACCAGGGCTTCAGCTGCTTGGCGATGTCCTTCAGCTCGGCCGCGATCGGCACCAGCAGCGCATCGGCCGCGCCGTTGACCCGCGCCATCAGTGCGGCGCGGCGCGCATCAATGGCATCGACCTCGGCCGACAGGACCGCATAGCGGGTCGCCAGCGCCGTGGCCTGCTGGACGGTCTGGGGCGCCCGCTGGGCGGGTGAGCGAAGCCGCGCCATTATGCCTTCACCGCGCCGCTACCGCCGCACGGCACGGGGATCGTGAACCGATCTGCGGCATAATGGTCATAGTCCAGCTTAACGGGCTGGTCGCCGCGCAATGTGGCCAGCTCGTGCCACACTTGGGCCAGCCAGCGGCGCGACACCGGGACATTGTCCAGGGGAAGGCCAGCATCGGCCACCCGCTTCAGCGCATCAAGATCGAGGGCCATCGTCACCATCCTGCGGAGCGGCCGTCCGGGCTGACCCAGAGCGGCGGATTGACGGGGCGGGCGTCAGGCCCGCGAAAGGGTTTGACCAGGTCGCGCGCGATCTGATGCGCCTCGGTTTCCTGGTCATGAAAATCGGCTTGGGATCGTGCGCCGTGACGAACGCGGCGGATCAGCCCTTCAAGGCGATCGCGTGCGGCTTCCAGATCGTCGGCCGGGTGGCGCCGCTGCTCGCCTCGGGGGAGGACGGCAGCGGCGCGGCCCGCGCAACCGGGGGGCGTGCTACGGTTGGGCTGGGCCATCTCGGCATCTCCAAAACGCGAAAAGGCCCGCCTCTCCCGGGGGGGTGAGAGGCGGGCCATGCGGTCGGGTCGCAATTCGCGCGGGGTCGAAATGGCCCTAAATGTGACCGTTTGTGCAGGGTCTATTTTGGTCCACTCACAAAATCCCAGCATGCGCAGCGGCCAGGGTCGCGGGGTCGACCTCATGGCGAGCTGCCGCCAGGGCGCGGGGCCAAAGGTTTAGTGCCACGATCAGCAGGCGCTTAGCGCGCCGATGGGCCATGCGGTTCCGCCGGGCGGCGACGGTGAAGCCCAGGCCCCCAACGATCATGTCCAAGACGACGGCCGGATGCGCAAGCGCCTCACGCCACCGGGTATAGGCGACCTCCGTCTGCACAGCGCCGAGCGCCTCATAGAAGCTGCCGTCACCCTGCGGGGATCGATCCACCCGCGCCTCCAGGCTGGCGATCGCAATGGTCACGTCGCCCACGACGCGCTGATGCGCGGCCGCGATCTGCTCGGCCGCCGCCAGCTGATCGGCGTCGACATCGCCGGTCGCATATAGCCGGGCAAGGCCACCCTCGGTGCGCGTGGCGACGTCACGCAGCGTTTCCGGCGTCGCTTCCTTACCCGTATATTGCCGATCGTCCTTCAGCTGCTCGGCGTGTCGGCGCGCAACCAGGTGGCGCGCGGCTTTACGTTCCTGCTTGTTAAGGCCCGCCGTATCGACGGGCGGCATCGGACGCGGTCGGCCGAGTACCAGGCGATTTACGCGGTCCGCCTCCCGCGCGCGGCTGCCCGCGATTGCTGCGAACGGATCCACATAACCACGGCTACTGGCGGGCAGTGCTGCGAGCCGCCGCGCCGCTTGTTCATTAAGCCCTGAAACCCCTGTCATGCAGAATTTACCCCTGTGTCACCCAGGGTCGTAATCCAGCTCCGGGGTCAGCGGCAGGATCGGAAATGGTCCGCGCACGATATCGTCGTCGACGACGTATCCGGCCGCGCGCAGGTCCCGCACGGCTTCGGCAAGACGGTCGGGCAGCATGATGCCCCGCGCACCAGGCCGCCGGACGATTTGCTTTTCCTGCTCGAGCGCGCGGAGGGCTGCCTGAACGCGGGTGCGGCTGGCCCCAATTCCCTGAGCGATTTCACCAATGGAGGGCGATCCGTTCCAACGATGGACGTAGGATCGGATGAAGGTCAGCACCAGTAGCTTCCGGCTCACCATGGCCGGTTGCAAGCGCAACGTCTCGTCCATTGATTTAGAATGTCCCCTGCCCGATTAATATAGGAAGAATCAGGGCTGTAGGAAAGCCATGGCCGATCCGGGCTCTCCATGCGGTCGCGTCGGATTGCCTATTTCCTACACGACCGCGTTCCGCTTCTGTTCGCGCATGGACGATGCCGAAGAATTAGTGGCGGGGTATTTCCACTTCATGCGGTCGCAGCGCCGCAGAAAGCCGGTCGAGTGGACGCCCGACGGCCAACGCCTGATGCGCGCGATCGAACTGCGCGCCGAGAATGAGCGCCGACGCGCGTTGCGCCAGGCGCGCCTCGAATGGGCCGAAGATCGCGACGCTTGGGAACACCAGTGGCGATAGCGGTTACGCTGCCTCCGGCTGACGCACCCGCGCGTGCAGCTCCAAGTCCAGCGTCCCCAGCACCTTCAGGATGGTGGAAAGGGTGGGATTGCCGCGCTTGCCCAGCGCCTTGTGCAGCGCCTGGCGCGATAGGCCGGTCTCCTCGGCGACCCGAGCGATACCGCGCGCGCGCGCGATAGTGCCGAGTGCAGCGGCGATATACGCGGCATCGCCTTCCGCCAATGCGTCGCTGAGCAGCTCGGCGTGATCCTCGGTGGAGGTGAGATATTCGGCTGCGTCGAAGGGAATGGTTTTGGTGGTCATGGTCGCTTCCGTGGTGGGGTGGGCGGTTGGCGCGGCCTATAGGCCGTCTGCCAATTCCTTGGCCTGCCGGATGTCCCGCGACTGGCTGGACTTGTCGCCGCCGCAGAGCAGGATCACGATCTCGCGCTGGCGGATGGTGAAATACACCCGATAGCCCGGCCCGACATGAACCCGCAGTTCCGACACACCCTCGCCGACCGAGGCCCAATCGCCCAGCAGGCCAGCTTCGACGCGGACCAGGCGCTTGGCAATCGCCTTCTGCGCGGTCCGGTCGGTGAGGCTGGCCAGCCAAGCGGCGAAGTCTTCGGTCTGGCGAACGGTGTAGGTCATGACGTAAACTATAGTTTACGTAAGGTCCAGATTTTTCCTTGGGTCGTCGCGAGGAGGTTGCAAGGTCAGCAGCTTCTGCGACCATCCGCCGATCGTCGATACGTGCAGAAATTCGATCAGATCATCAAAGGGTAGCGGCCTCCGGACCCAGAAACCCTGTAGGTCATCGCATCCCAGCGTCTTGGCGAAATATGCCTCAGCGCTCGACTCGATCCCCTCGGCCGTGACACTCATCCCCAACGAATGACCAAGGTCTATCACGGACTTTACGACGTCGGCGCCCGGGCTGCTGTTTATGGAGCCGATGAAGCTCCTGTCGATCTTCATCTCCCGCGCGCCGATATCTCTTATTTCGGAGAGTGACGAATAGCTGGTGCCGTAATCATCAATCGCGATGTCGACACCAAGTGGCCGCAGCTTGAGCAGGTTTTCTAGGAAGGCATCGCGATGGATCGCGATGTCGGCCTCGGTAAATTCGAAGCGGATGTCTGCCTTCTGTCCGGCGAGTATCCGCATACAGTCCTCGCAGAATGCCCTGTTCGCGACCGACGCAGCTGCCATGTTCACCGAAATCCCGATGATCACGCCGAGCTCCCGCATTTTGCGCTGGTCCTCCACCACGCGTTCAAGAAGCACATGGCCAAGGCGATCTAAGCCGCCCAGCTCCATCAGCATTGGAATAAACGTGGAGGCCGGAACCGGCCCACGGGTCGGATGGTCCCAGCGTGCAAGCGCTTCGACCCGTAGTATCATCGCCTCCTTCACCGACAAAATCGGCTGGTAGACGACCGTGATTTTCCCCGACGCGAGGGCCCTAGACAGATCGCGAAATAGGTCTTCGTCCCAGTATGGCCAGTCGGAATCTCGACGGCTGATCCAATCGGCGTCGTCCTCATCGAGCAGCGCCCGATCTAGTTTGGTGGATAGCCCCAAATGGGCGAACCGCAACCCGGTCCCACGGAGGTCGCTCCCGCTGAAGTCGAAGCCCTCCAATTCGGCATCTAGGAAATTCAGCGCCCGCAGATCCCGGTCGCGGAAATCGTCGGTCGGCCGCAGACCTGCCGCGCGAACCAGGGCGTGAAATCTGCCATCGCTTTCAGCGTACAAGGCGGCAAGTCGGGCTTCCAGCTCCTCACGCGCGGCGCCAGACGGCGTGTTGAAGGAATTGGCCCCGTGGAACAGGTCGTCCCGGCTCAAAGCGGCATCTCCTCGGCATCGTGGGCGGCCGAGCAGCGCACCGACACGCTGGCCAAAATCACTTCGGACAAAGATTGGCGTTCCCCGGTCTCGATGCACAAAGCGGCCATTCGATCCTTCATCGCAAGCACGGCACTTTCACGCTCGTTAGGTGAGGCTCCCGCTCCGTCCTCCCGCTCCACCCGAAGCCCGTCGCGGGTCGTTACATCCAGCAGGATCACGCCATCGCTCGTTCCTCGGGGAAATTGAACCAAGCAGCTATGCGGATGCCCCTCAACCTTGCGCGCAAAGTACGGGCCATCGAGCAACCCGCCGTCTTTCACCGGATCGCCGAACACCTTGTCTCCTACTCGCCAGCCCCCAGGCACCGCTTCGACTTCGTAAATGTCCCGGGTCGCCGCGATAACGCGCTCGGTCGTGACCTTGCCCTGCCATTGCGAGGCGGATCGAAAGCCAGCTTCCGCGGAAAGAGAGCTTTCTTTGGTGCCCGCTTTCGCGCCGAAGCCAGCGTTGCCGCTGACATCCTGCGTCGAGGCGGTCGTGTCCGACGTGTTACGCCGATCCGAATAGGTGCCGATCTCCACCGCGCTGCGATACTTTGAGCTGGTGGGGATGCTGACCCCTTGGCATTGGTAGCGGACATAGCAATGCTGCAGCCGAACGCGCAGCCTGATCGGGGTTGCGATCGGTTCGCCGCCACCCAGAAGCGGACTGGTCAGTCGCTGGAACAGGCCAGCTTGCCGACCGATCGTAAGCCAGCATTCGTCGACCTCGAGCCTGATATCCAAAGGGAAGGCGCGTTCGATCCTGTTCGCCACCGTCCTAACGTCCAATTGAACCAGGCCAGGAAAAATGCAGTTTTCCTGAGCGCCGAAATACCCGTCGGGATAGGTTGCGGGAGCAGGAAATGGTTCATCGCTCACAAATATCACCTCCCGTTTGTCAGCGTGGCAAATGCCGAACTTCACGCCATTACCTGATCTAAATCAGATTCCGCCTTCCACATCTGTAATGATTTTACGGATAGCAAACTCCATTGCATGGCGCTGAGCAGGGCTTTTCCCTGTCGCAGATACTACTATCATGCCTCTCGCAAACTCCGAAACAATGGCTTCTGGATATCTATCCAGAATTCGATTTGTTACTTCGGTAATTGCTATAGGTAGGACATTAAAGACATTGCTCAAGGCAACTTCAGAATTAGGGGCATAAAGGTCGACTTGCTTATCGCTAACGACCAGCTTGTCGCGAATGGTGTTTGGTAGACTCTGTTTCACTGCCCGCATTTCCGCAGCCAGGGTACTCAATTGGTCCAAAACAGCCTTACCCAATGGAACGGACTCATTTCCTGGCGCGCCAAGCTCTATTGGCCCAAAAGTCTTGATGTATGGGCGGTAATTTCCCTGCTGCACGACAGATTTAACGGCCTCTATCTTTGCGGCGAGCCGTACAACGAAATCCTCCGCGACTTGGAAATGAAGGCTCCTATCATAAGGCACATATTCTGCGGGGCCAATATCAAACGGGGCTCTGATAACGCCATCATTTACGATGATAGTCGGCTTGCCAAATGCCAAACGAATACCAAGCTCAAACATCACGTTTGGGTTCAATCCACTGACGTCGCAAACAGCATATGGCTGTTCGTACAGATTACGGACGATCCGCTCTTGTATCACATCGGCCGGACCGTTCGCCCAAACCGGCTGAGGTTTCATACCGGCCTTGCTCACCCCACGCGAAATCAATTCCAGCATCGCCTCCCAATGGCCTGCTGGATAATCCGGCATAGTTGCTATCGGCATGATGATCCCACACTCGGCGCCGATGTCTTCGCCCCCCTCAGCCCCTTTTGCTTCGTTCTTCGCCACGGGCATCCCCTTCAAATAGAATCGTAATTCGCCAGCTTCCATTGGTCGGCGAGAAATCTGTGACCATCCTATCGGCCTTGGCACCGCCCCACGCGGTTTCCGACATCCCAATCGGGCCTGTATCGTGCCTGTCCGCGCCGCAGCTGAACGCACGACAAATCCTCGCCACCGGCCGAAACGAACGCCAGTGTCCGGCCATATCTGTCGCGGCCGACGCGCTCGATGACGATCGGCGCAAACAGAGCGTTCGCCAGGCTGTCTCGAGAGGCAAAGGGGTCGCCAACCGCGCAGAGCCGTCCAGGGCGGCAGTGACCGGGCATCTCCGGCGCGTCGATACCAATCAGCCGGATGCGCTCACGGCCGCAACGCAGCGTGTCGCCGTCGATCGCACTACACCGGGGTTTTGCAGCGATCGCGGGCATAGCGAGCAGAAGTGATATGGTGATCGCCCTGATCATTTGCTTGGGGTAGATGTCGTATCTGGCAAAGCATCCATGTTGTCGGGTTCGATGCTATAAGCAGGGTCTTGCTCATTGGCTGGCATGATGCCCCCGACTTGCGCAGCACGGTCGCAAGTCGTTTCGGCGATCAGCACCTCGATCCGATAATTGTCGCCGTCCTTGGCATCCTCATAGGCTTTGGCGAGGGCTCGCTGTGCATCGCATAGCCCACCGACAGTGCCATGTTCTTCCTGAAACTTCACATTCTCCTTGGCCTGTTCCACCTTGCTGGCACAGCCGCAGAGCAACAGCACTCCTAACGTCAGAATAGCCTGCCTCATAGTTTCCCCCGTCACCGTCCCAGGCGGTTAACCCACATGAGTTAGTTCGCCGCCGCCTCCCGTCCGGCCACCATCTGGAGGCCACCTAATTCGTGAATGAGTATCTGTTGTCGAATCCCGCCTGCCCGTTGGCTTGCCCTGAATGCCCCCTAAGATGCGCCACTATCGCGAGGGTGCTGAGCGAGCGCCATGCGACGCTTCAGCACCTTCTTCATGCTTCACGGGCTGGTAGGCCCGATGCGACGGCCGAGCGGATCGCGCGAGCCCGAGCGCTTTGGGAAGCTGCACTGCTAACTCGCGAGCGAGTTCGTCCGTCGTCATCCCCTCCGATGCTAGAAGAAGCCCGGCGAACATCTGCTCCAGCGCTGGCTGGCTTGGGAACATGACCTCAAGCGTCAGGGGCTGAAAGTCCGGCTCAGGCGGCGGTGGGGCTGTATTTTCATCAGGATCGTCGGTGACGCCGAGCAGCCATTCGACGGTGGTCTGCAACGCCGTCGCAAGCTTCGGCAGATGCGGGGACCAGCGACTCGGACCGTTGATCAATCCGCTCAAGGTCGACTGCGGCATACCCGCGCGCCTCGCCAGAGCACTAATGCTTGGGATTTTGAGCGTTAATCTCCGCTCCTCTATGCGCTGCCCTAAGGTCACAAACCCGGTTTAACGACAGGTCGATAGATTAGAATAACGACATGTCGTTGACTGTCTAACGACATGTCGTTAGACGTGATTCGCATGGCGCTTCACCACACGTCAGATTCGGCATTGGCCAAAGCGGTTCGCAAAGCTGGCGGACAGACTGCGCTGAGTCGTCTGATCGGGTGCCCGCAAACGACCATCAACACATGGCTGAAGCGCAACTGGCCGGTAGCACCAGAGTATGTGCTGAAGACGGAGGAGTTGACCGGCGTATCGCGTCATGATCTTCGCCCCGATCTGTATCCGCTCGAAGATGCGACCCCGACGCCATCCGCCCCGCCGCTGATCGGCACCGATCACGGGGCGGACGCATGAGCCATGATCTCCCCCCTGCGGGCATCGCTGCAGACGCAGCGTTCGTCCGTCAGGCCCTCGTCCTGCTGGCCGACAGCGAATGCGCTGGCGCGGCCGAGCAGGCCCTCCGCGATCTGGAACGCGACGCGTCGGACGAATGCCTCGCCCAGTTCTGGAAGCTGACGCGATGACCGGGACACAGCCTCGCGACGTGTGTCCCGGCACGGTGGAATTGCGGTCGTCAGTTACCGATGGGCGCACCCTGATTTCCTTGGCCGTCCAGTCGGACGTACTTGGTGCCCAGGATATCGACGTAACCGAAGGCCTTCCCGAAGAAGTCGAGCAGCCCAAGGGTCGCTTCGCCACCTGCAATATCAAAGGTGACGTTGCCGTCCACGCGCATTCCGCCCCGGAATTCGAAGGGGCCGCCCTCGTTGACCAGCGTACAATTCCTGAAGAGGCAGCGCTCGAAAGTGTTGTGATCCAAGACGACGCGCTCGCCGTCAAAGGTACGCTCGATATAGTGCAATTTCCGACTCCTGTGGGTGTAGGCAACACCACAGTAGCCGAAGCCGGGGGCGCGTCCAGCGCCCCCGGTGGAGGGCACTGACATGCTATCCGGGGAGATTTTCTTTTCCAGTCTCGCGCCCCAGTCGGGTGGCGAGCGCCAGCAGCACCTCCAACGGGGGTTGGTACAGCTGCTGGCGACCTGTTTCGCATCGCGTGGCGATACCGCCGATCTCGTTGCAATGCCTTTGCGGTCGTCGAGCGCTTCCGCAATTCGTCTCGGCGTCCGACGGGGCGTCGTGGGTCGGCGGTGGGTAAATTCATCCGGGGCTGCGCGCCGCCGACCATGCCCGGGCGCGGCACGATGACCCTCCCCCGCGACCCCATGTCTTTCGAATTCGCGCTCCAGGCGATCGAAAAGCGTATCGGCAGCGATGCGGTCCGCCAGATTGCCAGCCGGGCGCAGCGGACCATCGACGACTGGCGTCATCCAGAAACGCCGCGCACGCCGCCGATCGAGACGGCGCTGGCGCTGGACCGCGCCTGGCGCGCCGCCGGTGGCGCTGGCGCTCCCATGCTCGACACCTATCGACGTCTGTTCGAGACGTCGGCGCCGATCGTCGTCGGCATCGATGACGGGGACCTGCCCGACCTGACGGTGATCGCGATCAGGGAGAGCGCGGATGCCCATGCGGCGCTCCTCATCGCCATGCAACCGCAGGCCAGCGAGCGCGATCGTCGCGCCGCCGTCCGTGAAATTGCCGAGGGCATATCCGCTTTCGAAGCCACCCTCCCCCATCTGATCGGGCAGCTGCCCCCATGACCGCCGCCGCCGACCGTACTCCCACCGATCGTACTCCCTACAACCAACCGACCCAAAGCCGCCCCCGCCGATCCGACGTGATCGGTGGAGCGGTGAATTTTTGCCCGGAGCTCAGGCCGTCCCATGCTGTGTGATCTCGACGAACTGAACGTCGCACTCGCTGAAATGCGGGTCGCACGCGACCGCATTGCGCGGCAGCTGCCAGAAGGCTGCGTGGTGGATACGCCCGAGCAGACGGCTTTGCTCCCGCAGCTCAATGAGCTGTTCCTGAAGGCGTCGCGGCTGACGTTCGATCTCCGCAGCTTGCTGGACAGCCAGCAGGTGCAACGCCCGATCGTCGTCGACATCACGCCGGAGCGGCGCTGGTGATTACGCCTGGCGCTTATCTGAAGGCCCTGCGTCGCGGTCGCCGCATGTCGTTGAACGACATGGCAGCGGCGATCGACACGGTGCCCCACCTGACCGATTTCGAGCGCGCCGAATGGCTGCAGCGGATCGAGGCCGATATCGTGCCGATGGACCTCAGCACGCTGGCCGTCCTGAGCCGTGTCTATCCTTTCGATATCGCGCTCATCTACGAGCTGGAGCGGCATCGCTGCGGCATCGAGGCGGCAACCACGCCGATCTGCCTCCTTTGCGGCAAGACCGACCGCGCGGAATGCGCCGCCTTGGGCGTCTTGGCCCCGTGCATCTGGACCGCGCCACCCATGTGCGCCGGAGCCGCAGCATGAGCGCCGAGCTGCGTCACCGCGTCACCATGACGCTTCGCTTCGTCCACACCGCCTCACTGGTCGTCAACGGCTTGGCGATGGGCCTGCTGCTCAAGGGTTTCATGCGCGCGGCCATCGCGTCGCTCATCCTGACCCTCTTCCTGCAGATCGTCTCGGCCGAGACGGTCCGCGCCTTTGTCGTCAACCTGGCTCGGGAGCCTCGCCGATGAAAACGATCGCGCCCTCGTCGCTGCACGAGATGTCCTGCCGCTGTTCCGACTGCCGCCCGACCACCAGCTCGGCCGACAACCAGCTTTCGCTGAACACCATGGCCATGATCACGATCGCGGGTCTGATCGTCGGCCTGATCCTCGCCGAGCTGGTCGACTGGTGGATCAGCGGCCCCGGCGTCATTCCGGAGCTGGGCCTGTGAGGGACATCGAACGCAAGGTCGAAACCATGCCCGTGCTGATCACGAAGGCCGATGTCCTCGATCATCTGGCGGGGATGTGCGCCAATATGGCTAGTGGCCTAAAAATGGCCTCGCTGATCGTGGATCTGCCGTTGCCAAGCAACGGCGGTTACAGCGATCTGATCGCAGCTTGGAAGTCCAAGCTGCCCGCCCCCGACCTTCAGATCGCGGCCGCAAATGATGCGGGAAAGCTGCTGCGACAGCTTGCCGCTGAGGAGCGCATCCTCGCCGCCCGCGCCGCCGCCAACCAGACAAACAAGGAACCTAGCCGTGGCTGACGCCTTTCGCCGCGCCAAGCGATGCTTTGCGCTGGCGCGCTCGACCACGTTTATTCCGGAGCGTAACACCGCGATCGCGCGTGGCATGGCCATTGCCGAGGCGGCGGGGATCGACCTTGATCGCTTCGACATCCCCGGCCGCGCCCAGGCCGCGCCGAAGCACCTCCCGATGGGTTTCCGGTCCCAGCCCGCGCCCGAGGACTACAGCGTCAACGAGATTGGCGACCTGATGCGCGCCCATCGTCGCCACATGGAGGAGGCCCGCGCATGACGTCGTGCGTGACCGACCGCTTGAAGTGCCGCGTTCCGAATTGCCGCAGAACGATTACGGGTTGCTACACGAACTGGATCTGCATCCCCCATCGCAAGCTGATCGCACCCGCGACGCGGCCTGCTTGGGCACGCTTGCGCCGGTTGGCCTGCTGCTCGCCCGAACCGGCGATCAGCCAAGCCCGCTTCAACCGATTATGGCGACGCCTGGAGCGCGCCGCCGGTGTCACCCCCAACCCCAGGAGAAGGATCTGATGCACATTGTCGAACTCGACCGACGCGTTTCGCGCGCGTCGATGAACGGCCGTGGTGTCGACCTGACTGCCACCGATCTGGACTTGCTGGTCAGCCTCGGGCTGATCGCGATGCTCCACACGGCAAAAACTGAATATTTGGGGGAACAAGCACGATGCCGCCACGCCCGGCACCACTCTATCGCAGAGGCAAATACTGGCTCGACAAGCTCCGCCGGGAAGACGGAACGGAGCGTTCGCGCAGCTGGTACATCTTCTGGTACGATCCCGACGCGCGACGCGAAGCAAGCGCGTCAACGCGTACATCGGAAGACGAAGCTGCAATCTGCGCGCTAGATCAGCGCTATCTCGCGGATCGCGGGGAAGCCGCCGCCTATTGTCATGCCTGCGGCCAGCCGCTGGCGTCGGCCGCTGCCTACCTGCTGACCGACGCGATGGCCGATTATGAGATTGAGCACGGCGCGCTGAAGGATTCGGCGAGCAGCATTTCCGCACGGTTGAAGCACATCGCGGACTTCCTCGACGCCCAAGAGGCGGCGGGCGGAATGTTCGGCATCGAGACGACATGCGCCGTCGCGTGCGGGACGCCATTCATCGAAGCGTTCAGAGCCTGGTCGAAAGACCAGCCTGTCGTCTGGCGTAACAAAGATGGCGACATCACGGCTTCGCGGCCCCGAGCGGCTGCGACGACCGAGGAGTCGGTGTTGCAGATCGCGGCCGCCTTGAATCACGCGGCCGACGCCGATCCGCCCAGATCGGAGCGCAGGCCGGTTTACAAGCCGAAGCCCCGCAAACAGGTGTCGCGCCCGCGCAAGGTGCGTATCGATGTCGCGGCGATCGCCGACATGGTGGCCTATGCGGCCGAACCGGAGAAGAAGCGCGCTTCCCTCCACTCGTTCCTCGTCGCCTCGATCTGTACGCTGGCGCGCCCCGATAGCGTCGTGGACATCTGCGTCGCTCCCGAGCGGGAGCAATGGTATCGTGGATCGGCGACGCTCGACCTGAATCCCTTCGGCCGGGAGCAGACGAACAAGCACCGCCCCGTGATACCCGTCGTGCCGATTCTTCAGGAATGGCTTGCGGCCGAGCTTGACGCATATCAGCGCCTCGATGCCGACAAGCGCAAGGGTGCGGGCTTCCTGGTCAATTACTACGGGCGATCTGTCCTAGACGTCGACACGTCCTGGCGGACCATGCTCCGCGCGCTGAAGCTGCCCACAACGCGCGAGTGGAAGCCGTATGTGATTCGCCACAGCCTCGCGACGCTGCTGCGCGATCGCGGCGTGCACAAATGGGATCTGGAGGGCTTCCTCGGTCACGACGCCAACAGCACGACCGAAATCTATGCGGTCGGCCGCTTTGGCTCGGTGGCGAAGGCTCTCGAGGACATTACCGGGGAAATCGATGTGCGATCTGACGGCGCTATGCGCCGAAAGTGCGCCGAAAACATCGCTATCCGGTCCCTCCGGGGTGGGAGGTTTTTTATGACCGGATAG